GTGGAAAAGACTGACAAAGATCCGAGGTATTCCCTGAACCCGATTTTGCTCTGGGCCGCGAATCAGAGGCGAGATGATCATGAGTCTTGGTTGTTAGCAAAGAAACAGAGGCTGACCTACGTGTCGTTAGCGGACAATTATGCCAATTACACTAATCAGAAAGCTTTCGGAGACAATTGTTGGATGGCGCTCAAACAGTATCTTGGTTGGTCTCAAGTCGTTCCATGGGATGAGTTGAAGTATCATCGCGCGATCGAGACTTTTCAAGAAAGGCGTGGTGAACGGTCTGAAGCTATGAAGAAAGGTAGTTTGAATAGGGCTGACCCCAATGCTAGGATCATGATAAGTTTAAAACAACAGCTCAAGTTGAAAGATGAAGACTGGAAACCGTCAAAACCTCCACAACCTATTTGGATTCATCCAGATTATGAATTATTCGCTGACGGTCCTTACGGTACCATACTTTTGGAGCTGTTGTTAGAGAACAAGCCCGATTATTGGCATTTTCACGCCAAGGCTTCATATGAGTCATACGCCAAGTTTGTTCAAGATCATTACGCTGGGGTTAAAAGATTTCACATGGAAGATCAGACTGGTCAAGATAGCACTGCTCAAGGCTGGGCCGTCCGTGTTTTGGAAAATCTGATGCGACATTTCTCATTTCCCGAGGAAGTCGTGCAGAGGTTTGTGCATACAAAATTGCACAAAACGCTTGATGGTAAAGTTTATCTCTTGATTTGTACTGACAGTGGGGAAGTTTGGACTTTCTTGATCAACACGGTGTCTGCAGCCGCAAGAGTGTGTTTCAAATATGATTTGTTGCCCGGAGTTCCTTTGTCATCTGGTGGGGATGATACAATGTTACCTGCACCAGTTTTGGAAAACCCGATGTATGTTCCGTTCAAGGTTATAGATCCGTGCTCAGACAAAATTTATGAGAGTGATCGCGGGGACTTTACATCGCACGGTATAAAAGACGGGGTGCTCTTCAAGAATCCGATAATATTGTTGAAACGTTTCTTGGTGAAATTGGCTAGTGGAAGAGGTGAAGAAGCGGTCTTGGGTTACGGTGAGATGTGGTTGCGAAATTACAAACTGCGTGAACTGTTACCAGGTTTAATGACAAGCGAAGAGCTGAGAGCACATTCAATCATGACGCGCATTTTCTTTAATTTAAAAAAAGAAGGTTTGAAAACGAGATTGTCTTGGTCGGATTTATATGATGTCGATGTCGAGCAGATTCCTATTGAAGCTTTGGAGTCGCACAAGGAGTTGGTCACACACGCTCAGGTTATCCAACCTGATGTGAATCGTTTCGTTCAAAACTACATTGAAAGTATAACTAGGATCCCCGTGCGGGACGAGTATACCTCGTTGTTTTGATCAACTATGACAACTCC